TTCGAATCGACACCACAGGTGTTGGCGGTGGCGTTTACGACATGCTTGATCGTATGGACGAGTTCTCAGGGAAGGTCTACCTCCTCGTAGGATGGGATAACGGACGTGTCTCTCCTGATCCGTCGCAGTGGTCTAACATGAGAAGTTACAGCCACGACTCCTTGCGAACTCAAATGGTTGAGGGGTTCATTGATCTAGATTACGAAGACGATATCCTGCGGGAAGAGCTTCAAGCAATTACGTTCAAGTTCAACAACCGGGGGGCTATTCAGATTACTCCCAAGGATGACTTAAAGACTGTACTTAACGGTAGAAGCCCCGACCGGCTTGACGCAGTAATCATGGCCGCAACTGACATGAGCCCCTGGACCGGGAACCCCTATAACCACCTACCAGAAGGCACAGTCCTCACCGAAGACCCGACAGAAATTCCTGATTTCGGGCTCCAGGAATACCTGATGGCACCTGGCAACCCAATTCTCGGGTAAAATGGATATATCATGACTGAATCAAGCCCTATTGAGCGTCTTTCCGAGATCGTTACCCTTTTCGGGGACCTGCAAGAAGAAAACGTCGAGCTTCGAGAATCCATTGACGAGGTTCGCGCCCTGCTCTCGGCGGATGACAGGGGTTGGACGATCCTTCAGGGCCTTCACTCAGGAGATCGCCTAGAGGGTCTTGACCTTTCCGAGATCCACGACATCATCAAGATGCTTCAGCCCCGTGTCGCGGCGGCGGGTCTTACTAAGCGTGCGGTGGATCTTCACAGCGGTCATGTGTTCGGCAAGGGCGTCACGATCTCAGGTACGGAAAAGCCCTCGGGCTCTGGCGCTCGCCCCGCGGTCTACCGGTTCTACACGGACCCAAGAAACCAGGAGTCCCTGTTCACGCCGTCTGCCCAGGAGGAGTTGCAGAAAGCCCGATTCATTGAGGGTAACGTCATCGCAGCCTGTAACACCTCGACTAAAACAGTAGATATCATCCCTTTCCTGGAGATTGTCGGGGTAAAGACCGATCCTGATTTCCCCACCCGCATTCTCGCTTATAAGCGTCAGTGGGATTACACTGTCGGTGACAAAACCGAAAAGAAGGCGGTTTGGTATCTGACCCGGCGTTGGAGTGGCAAGAAGCCCGGATCTTTCGGAGAAGGCAATGAGCGCGTGCCCGTGGACCCAAATGTTGTTGCGGTAGACCTTCGCGCCAACCGCCAACCCGGTTTCATTTTGGGCATTCCTGACGGTATTGCGGGTTTGCATTGGGCAGAATCGTACACGCAGCACGTTCGTTATGGGCAAACTGTCACTGAGGGTCTTTCCCGACTCATTTTCAAGATCACCAACAAGTCCAAGAAGCAGACCCAGAACTCGGCAGTGAAGTTCTCTGCGGCCTCCGCTATCGGTGGCGCAGCCAGCATGGGCGAGGGTCAGGACGTTGAGGCCATCCGCACCGCAGGTAGCGCCTACAAGTTTGGGGAACTCCGCCCCATCGCGGCCCTTGCAGCCTCGGCCTGGAACGTGGCTAACGCAGACCTTCTGAACGACTCTGCCGCTGCGGGCTCTTCCTATGGGGCTCTCTCGGCACTGGGGGCTGGTAACCGGAACGCCATGACGCTCATGCAACGTGAGTGGACCACGTTTTTCCAGGACATCTTCCAGGTAATGGGTTTTGATCGCCCTGACGTTCACTGGGAGCCACTGGAGACTCCTGACCCGTACCGGGCAGCACAGTCCCTTACCCTGATCTCCCCTGTCCTTTCGGACGAAGAGTACCGCGCTAAGGGACTAGATATCCTTGACATCACAGGAAATCCGAACACAATCCCCCCCACACTGAGAATGCGTAGTCAGCCTGCGGATACTGCTGCTCAGCAAGCCGCTCCCGACCAGGGGCGTTCATCGGGGACGGGAAGTGGTGGCTCCGGGTCTAATGACCTAAGAGATAACACGATTAGTTCTCAGGAGGCATTACGCCGGGAAATGGCTCTTTCCGATATCGCTACGCGAATGGAAACAGCAATCGCGCGGTTTGAAGAATTGCAGAGATAGTGTAGTATAAGAAGAACGCCCCATTGCGAGTGAGGCGTTCTAAACGGCTTAAAGACGAAAGGAAGCCGCATGACTAGTGTATCACGTAAGTCAGGGCCGAAGGCCAAGTACGCACCTCTCTGCTCCATCCCGGGGTGCGGCAGGAGGCACCAGTCGAAGGGTTACTGTTCCACGCATTATCGGAGGCAGAAGCTGGGCCTACCGATGCTTGACCCAATCGGAAGACCGCCGAAAACCACTTGCTCCCACCCGTCGTGCGATCTTACTGAAAAGTACGCAGGACTTTGCTCCCTACACTACTATCGCCACCTCCGGGGACAAGACATGGATGCCCCGCTCCGGCGTAGATCCCGAGAAACCTGTTCGGTAGGGGATTGTGAGAACCCATACGACGCCGCGGGTTTTTGTAACCTGCACTACAAGCGGGCCAGGGAGGGCCGTGATATGGACGCTACTCCGCAAGTGCCAGGTTGGTTTCAGGGGTGCATGGTCGGTGATTGCACCGGGAAACATGAGTCCCGGGGGCTTTGCCGGAATCACGCCCGCACCATGCGCAACTACAAAATGAGCCCGATTCAGCTAGTGGATTCTTATTTATTGGGATGCCAGATATGCGGTGCAACTGAAAACCTACACATCGATCACGACCACACTTGCTGTAAAACCCACCGAAACACCTGCGGAAAATGCATTCGCGGTGTCCTCTGCGGCAGCTGTAATAATGGACTGGGCAACTTTAAGGATTCGCCCCGGCTAATGAGCAACGCTATTCATTACCTTCTCGGTGAATAGTCTGCTAAAATGGAATAAGAATGGTTACCAAGCATCTACTTGAAGCGGCTTCCCTGGTGGGCGACACCGCCAATGCGGACGGCACCTGGAAGGTTCGACTCATTTCTGAGGGTCGAGGTAGTTCGGGTGTCTACACTGCTGCCCTGCTGGAAAATCATTTTCACGCTTTCGATAATGTCCTGAGTTTCCGCAACCACCCGCAGTGGTTCGAAGGCCCCGAAACCCGCGACTTCACGATGATCGCCGGTCAAATCCAGGGCGAAACGTGGATTGAACGCGACGACCGCGGTCTTGTAGCCATTTATGGGAATTACCTCCCGGATGAAGAATACCGCTCCAAGCTCGAACAGTACAAGAACAAGCTTGGCCTCTCCATCTACATCGAAGGTTCTGGCTACGAGGACGAAAACGGCGACTACATTGTTGACTGGTTTAACCCCGAGGACCCATACGCCAGCGTCGATGTGGTGATTGCACCCGGGGCACGGGGGAAGTTCCTGGAGAGTTTGAAGAGATCATACGAGGCTGCGAAGGCGCAGGACTCGAAGACTTCTACCACCGCGGTAGAGGAAAGAAAGGAAGACAACATGGAAATCGCTGATGTTGTGAAGGCTGTTGAAGCCCTCGCAGATCAGGTCTCCGCGCTTGTCGCCGCTAACGACCAGAAGGCCGAAGAGTCGGCCCAGCGTCAGGCCGATTCCAAGGCTGTCGAGGCGGCTGTGACCGCTTACGATGCCGCGGTGAAGGCCATTGACGAGGCTGACCTTCTCAAGCCCCAGGTTGAGTCTTTGCGTGCCCGCGCGGCCCGCGGTGAGGACGTTGCGGAGGCAATTGCTGAGGCCAAGGCTATCAAGGAGGCCGCAATTGAGGCCACCCGCGTTACCGAGGGCGCTACCCGCGACTTTGGTACCCGGACGGTTGAGTCGGCTGTCGATCTCGGAAAGGTGTTTGGCTGATGGCTGATAACATTTTCCGCAAGTACCCCGGATTCCGCAACGAAGAGTGGGAGGTTCCCGCCGACACGGAGGCTGGAGAGGTTGTTATCAACAACACCGATGGCCGTCCCGGAGTTACCCTTACCGCCCGTGGAGACGTTACCGGGTCGCAGACCATTGGTGACATCACGATCAGCGGTTTTGGTCTTAGCGCCACGAACAAGTCGAACGCGGCTACTGTTGGCGTCGAGGGCTACGACTTCCTCCACGCAGTAACCGGCGCAACCGCTGGTGAGACCGTTGGTTCTGGAGCTACGGGAACCGCACAGGGAACCGCTGTTTACGCGGTGGTCTCCAGCGGCGCTGTTACCTCGCTTACCCTGACCGCAAGCGGCAACACCAAGATCGGCGTTGTTGCAGATGGCCGGATTATCGGAACTACCACCCCCATTTCGATTGGAGTTGATCTCTGATGGCTCTTGATCTGTCTTGTGGCGGTCGGATTTCCGTCAACCCGCACGTCACCGAGCGTAGCGTCCTGCGTATGGCCCAGATGGTTGAGGGTATCCGCATGGGTGGACACGCGGGAGAACGCGCCCGAGTGGACTTCAAGGAAACGCTCACCACGAGTGACGCTCCTTACTCGTTTGCTCAGCTTCTGAACATCCGCAACCTGCCCCTGTACGACGCCGCCCCGGTTCAGTGGAACCAGATTGCCACGACCGAGATTGTCCCGGACTTCCGTCCGACGACTTTCTACACGCTGAAGTCGAACTTCGACACCCTGGGCCACGGAAACGGCACGGGCGGCAACCCCGTCGCGCCGCGAGTCCCCGAACTCGGGACTTACACCGAGGCGTATGGCTACCGTGAAGAGGCTGTCCAGGCGGCTGTTGAGAAGCGCGGTTTTGTTTGGGGGGTCAGCCTTGAGCGGGTTGTGAATGACCCGACCCGCGCTTACTCTCAGGTGCCCGGTGACATGCTTCGCGTTGGCGTGAAGACCGACGAATATGTTGTATTCTCGGCACTGGTTGACCAGACGACTTCGGCTTCGGAGATCACTGGCGGCACTGACCTCGTGACTGGTGACACCGTTACAGCGAACCCGCTGATTTCGGCACCCGCTATCCGCGTGGCTCTGCGTAACATCGCAGCCCGCACGGACGCCGAGGGCAACCGAATCCCCCTCGCCTCGGGTTACCGTATTGTGGTTCCCCTGGGCACCGAGGATGAGGTTGAGTGGATGCTCCAGGAGGCGGCGAACATCATCCGCATCCAGGACGGAAGCATCACCTATGGCGCACCTGGCGCTGGTGGCCTCGGACGTATCTCGGGCGTCATTGGCTCCGAGTATGTTGCAGATGACACCTGGTACCTCGTTCCCGACGCGGGCACCACGGTGCGCCCGGCCCTCGTTCGTCTCCAGCTTGCGGGCTTCACCAGCCCGGAGGTCTACGTGGAGGGTACACCGACCCCGGTTATCGGCGGCTCGACCGATCCCTTCCGTGCCTTTAGCTGGAATGACGACTCGGCTCGCTTCAAGTTCCGCATGTTCACGAACTCGGCCCTCATTTCCGAGGACCAGATCGCATGGAGCGACGGCACGGAGTCCTAAGCCCCAAGTAACAACTTCATAACGAAGCCCCCTTCTGAAACACGGAGGGGGTTTTCGTATGATACGATTGTCTATATAGCGATAGAAGGAGCGTTACTATGGATGTATTCGTTGGAGACGGTAATACCTGTTTAGGTCCTGAGTGCGAGAGGGTTGCAGGTGCGAGAGGGCTGTGCGCCGCACACCGGAGACAGTTTTATATCGCTGGGAAAGAATATCAACAGCTTCGCCCGCTAGGTCAGAGACGAAAGACAACCGGACGCGCTCAATGTGAACGGCCTAACTGTGAAAAATCCGCCGTGGCCCATAATCTTTGTCCCGGTCATTACTACCGCGAATTGGAACTCGGGGGTTTCAACGCACCTAAGTGCTCTGAAGAAAAGTGCGAAAAGTTCGCAGTGATGAAGGGACGATGCCGCGCTTGCTATAAACGAGCCCGTGAGTCCGGTCTTTTTGGACACCCCCGGTGTGATTTTCCCGACTGTGAGGGATTTGCAGGTTCCTACAGCGGGGGATACTGTTCGGCACATCAGTCGCAGATCGTCAGGGGTGCCAATCTTCAGCCCATTTTTGAACCCCTACCCCTGGGTGTTTGGGGTGAACCGAGAAAAACCGAAGGGGGTTACCTGGCGTGTAAGAGACGTATCGCCCCCGGGAAATGGGAGACCCGAGCCCACCATCGCATCATCATGGAGGAGTCACTCGGTCGTGAACTTACTTCAGATGAAAACGTACATCATATCAACGGGGTAAAAGACGATAACCGACTGGAAAACCTAGAACTTTGGAATACGCACCAGCCGAAGGGTCAGAGAATCCCAGATAAGGTAGAGTGGGCTAAGGAAATACTCCGAATGTATGCCCCTGAAGTCCTCGCTTCTGGTAAAATGGAATAAGGACCCCGAAAGGACTTATTTCATGGTTGCAGCGAAGCCTGTGGTTTTGACCCAGAGCGCCACTAACCCCTCCTCTTTTGACCCCGAGCCCCTGGTTGTTGTCGGAAATCTTCCCGTCCCCGCCGCTCAGGTCACGGCCTTAACTGCTGTTCCAGGATCGTTTGCGGACCTTGCGGCTGTTCGCACGTACCTGAACACCCTGGTCACGGAGCTTAAGTCTTCGCCCTACTTCAGCTAATTCCTTTAGCGCCACAGACAGGAGACTCGATGGCAACGCTTGATCTTGTAAGCGCGGGCGAAACCAACTGGGCGACCCAGCAAAACGCTAACCTGACCGCGCTAAACACCGAGCTTATCGCCACCACCGCGAAAGCGAACGCCGCCCAGGTAGCCGCAGACCTCGATGACGATACTGCCACCCTTGCTGCGGATTCTGGGTCGGCGCTGAGAACTGAGCTAAACGCTGCTTATGTGCCGAAGAAGCTGATCTACCTCAGCAGCTACGGCATCGTCGCGGACGCCACCGATGCGACGATCACCGCAGAGACCGCAACGGACTGCACAACCCTTATCCAGGATGCGTTCGACGACGCCGTGGATGCGTTCGGGAACGTGATCGCTACCGTCGTTCACGACGTTGTCGGGGTGGATGCCGCAGGCACGAAAGCCGGTGTTCTGTACTCCGCACCGATCGACATGCACGGTGCATCGATGGTCGGGAACTATCAGCGCGACAACCTGTTCTTCAGCGACCCGTCTGTCGCCTATGCCACGTGGAGCATCGGAGAGAACCCGAACGACCTCGCCGGGTTCCACGCGAAGAACAAGAGCGATTGGACGGTCGAGCGCGTCGGTTTCGACGGCGCGAACACCTACACGCAGCCGCTCGTCGCATGGGGTGGTGACTTCATCCACTTCCGGCACTGCTACGCGCGCCGCATCGCCAAATGCGGTTTCCAGTTCATGGGCTCACGCTCCGAGAATGACAGCCCCGTCCGGTACTCCACAATGGAGGGCCTGTGGGTCGAGGATTGCG